GCCGAAGTGCTCGCCCAGCATGAACTCGTGCAGGTCGTCCTTCTGCCAGCCTGCCAGCGCCTCCCCGCCGCCCTCAAGGATGGACGGGTAGACGACCCCCCAGAGGAAAGCGTTCTGCATGTCCGAGCGCCGGGGCTTGAACTCCTCGAGCGTGACCTTCCAGGACTTGGTCTGGTCCAGCCACCGCACCATGACCGAGATCGCCGAAGCGATCTGGTCAGGCGTGGTGCCTTTGGGGAAGATGCGGTTCATCTACGCTCCCGCCTCAGAACGGCAAATCGTCGTCGATGAACTTCTCGGGGTTCTGCTCGGCCATGGTCTTCGGCCGCTCGGCCTGAGCCTCCTTCGGCTTCACGGCGAGGCTGAAGAACTTCTGGCCGGGGTTCTTGGCGTTCTCCCCTGCCGTCTTGATCCAGCCCGAAAGCCAGAACTCGGTGCCGTTGATGTTCAGGTCCCCGGTGAAGTCGGGATGGGTGTCCTTCTGCTTGCGGTCGTTGCGACGAAGGGTGCCGGTGTTGGTACGGTCGAAGGGCATGGATTACTCCTGGTTGATGGAAACGGGGCGACCGACGAGACGGTGTCTCTCGTCGCCGAAAGCCTCGGCTGCGTCGAGCGCGGCCTGTGCGTGGTTGATGTCGAGGTAGGGGTTCGGCTTGTGGCCGACGTGCTCCAGAACGTGCGCCGGTACGTCCTCCCACCCCTTCCAGCCCTCGCGCTGGATGAAGTACCCGGTCACGAGGGTCACAGGCGCACCGCCTGCAGGTGCTCGACCCGGTCCCGCAGCTCGGTCAGGAACCGCCCGACCTCGCCCGCGATCTCGGCGATGACGCCCTCGTCTCGCGGCACCCGGATGACGAGCAGCCGCAGATGCTCCGGGAGCCGGGGGTCGAAGGCCACGAAGTCGCACCAGTTGCGACCGGTGCAGGCCATCTGCCACTGCATCTGCAGGAGGTACTTGCGGGGGACGGAGCGGTCCTCGATGTACTCGAGCATGGTGGCCGTGTTCGGACACTTGATCTCGATGCAGCCGTCCTCCCCGACCAGCCCGTCCGGGGAGGCCCCGGCCTCGAGGAGCGGGTGGCGCACGAAGTCCACCTCGTCCACGAGGACGCCCTCTCGGGCCTCGTAGGCGGCTCTGGCGTGGGGCTCCTGCTCGATACCCCATTCCATCGCGGCGCTCTGGAAGCCCTCCGTAGGGGCTCCTGTGAGGCGTTCCGTGACGAGTTGCGCCATGTACCCGCTGCGAGAGGCCGACGCGCCGGTCTTGGTCTTGGCCATGACGTCGGCTATCCGGCTGGCGGTCACGAGCCCGAGGCGCTTGGCGAACCATTCGGGAGTGCGCTGCTCCATCAGCCGAGCTCCTTCTTGCGGGCGGCGAAGATGCCGGAGGACGCCTGACGCTGCGCCTCGGTCAAGCCCTTGAACAGGGCGGTGAGGTCCGCGAGGGTCTGGCACTCGGCCACCTTCTTGGCGAGGTCGGGGTCGGGCTTGGCCTCGGGCTTGCCCCGGGCCTGCGCCGCCTCGGCGTCGTCGTCGATCTGGGCGAGGCCGACGATGGCGGCGAGGGCGTAGCGGCGGGCGTAGGTGATGCCCGAGCCCTGCCCCTGCGGACCGGCGTCCTTGGTCAGGATGGGCAGGTACCCGCGCATCCATTCCCCGGACGAGTGCGCGAGGGTGGTCACGAGGATGGCCCCGCTCTCGCCGATCTCGGTCGTCTGGATAACGGCGAGGTTGTTGGCGGCGAGCTGCTTGCGGCAGGCGTCCCAGCAGGACGCGAGGTCGGCGTACTTGGACTTGAAGAACGGGTTCGCGCTGTCCTTCAAGGCTCCGGTGATGTCGGCCTGCGCCTTGGACAGGGCGGCGGCGAGGGCGGCGATGGATTCAGACTGGTTCATGCGTGTGTTCCTGTGTCAGTAGGGATAAAGCGGTGTTGCAGGCTGCGATGCGTTCCTCTTCCTCGCGCTCCTGCATCTCGAGGTCGAGCTGGTGCCACCAGGTATCGTCGTCTTCCATCACACCCACCAGCGGCTGTGCTTGTGGGGCTGGTAGACGCGGGCTCTCCAGGCGGGGTTCGGCAGGCGCTCACGCCGACGCTTCCACGGCGCAGGGCGGGTGAACATCCACACCACGATGGCACCGAAGAACAACGCCATGCCGATGGTCACGACCGTGACGTATACGACGTCGAAGGCGCTCATGCGGCCACCTTGCGCTTCAGGTCGTGGATGACGGAGAAGGTTTGCTTCTGCATCTCGTCGAGAGCGTCAGCGTCATCCCCATCATCGTCCACGCCGAGTCGAGCGAGGTGTACTCGGAAGTCTGCGGCCCGAGCAGCCTCCATCGTGCGGGTCTCGACCAATGCTCGCCACTGGTCGCCGAAGTTGTACTCGTCTGCGATCGGCTGATTGTTCTGGATTCTGGCCCAGAAAGCAGCCTGACATGCGAGTGCGAATTTATCCAAGCCGCTCACGACTGCACCTCGCGGGCCATGCGCAGGGCCATCAGCATCATGCGCTGCTGGTTGCGGGCCATCGTGACGTAAGCCGTCATCTTCGGGTTCTGGCGGGCGAAGCGCATCGCCTGATCGCGACCGGCGCGGCACTGGCCTGCGGTCATGCCCCAGCGGATGGCGGGGGGCAGATGGGACGGGATGGGTCGGTATCGCATGGTCAATTCCCCTGTGTGTGTGTATCGACGGTGCAATCCTAACCCGGCTCCGTTCGCCGTGTCAACACTTGTACGCAACTTTTTTTTAGGCCATGCTTACGGGAGTCAACAACGGAGGTTCCATGTCCATCGAGGAGTTGGTCAAGAAGTACGGCAACCAGAGTGCCGTGGCCCGCCAGTACGGGGTGACCCGTGCGGCGGTGTCGAAGTGGGCGCGTGTGGGGGTGCCTGAGCACGTTCGCTTGCGCGAGCTCGCGGGCGAGGTGGTCGCCGAGCTTAAGAGCGGCGAGCAGTCGCGCAGCATGAAGCGGCTGATTCGCAAGATCGAGGCCGGTCTGCGTCCGAAGCCCGAGGCCGCGTGAGCCGCGCTGCGTACCATCGGGCCTACTACCGGGCTCACCTGGAGAGTCGCCGAGGGGTGGCGCGGGTGATGGCTCGGCGTAGACGGTGGGTGCGCGGCGTGGCGGCGGTGATCTGCGAGGCCGTGGAGGAGGCCAGAAACGACAAGGGGCCACCAAGCCTTTATGGTGGCCCCTTGACGGGCCGGGGGAGTGGCCATACGCTGCACTTGACGATGGAGCGTGGCGAGAGGGTAGTAGGGGAAGGTACTACCGTCAAGTCCACGCATCGGGTTTCACCTATGAGTGGACAACATGCACTTCTACCAAAGACATCTCGGTGACTACGCCCGGGACGCGGGTTATTTGACCCTCGCCCAGCACGGCGCATATACGCTCCTGCTCGACTGGTACTACGCCAACGAGCGCGGCATCCCCAAGGACCTCGTGTACGGCATCTGCCGCGCCTCGACGCAGACAGAGAAGCAGGCCGTGCTGCGTGTCCTCAACGAGTTCTTCCGCTGGGATGGCAAGCTGTGGAAACACAAGCGGGTCGAGCGAGAGATAGCGAAAATGCGGGAGAAAAGCGCAAAAGCGGCCGATGCTGCCAAGCGCCGATGGGATGCGGACGCAATGCGAACGCATAGCGAACGCAATGCTATCCAAGAACCAATACTTCCAATAACCAATACACCCCAGCGCGTTAGCGGGCTGCAGCGCGTCAAGGTGCGGTTGGTCAACGGTGGAGGAACCGATGAACGAACTCGATGAAGCATCGTGGGAGAGATGGGTCGCCTTCAGGAAGGCCATCCGCAAGCCCATCAAGCCGATCAGCGAACACGCGATGAAGATCAAGCTCGCTCGGTTCGGCGCTGACCAAGCGGCGGTCGTGGACCAGTCCATCGCGAACCAGTGGCAAGGTCTGTTCGAGATCAAGAAGGCTGCGCCGCGACCCGGCGAGAAGGTCGAGAAGACCGACAAGCAGAAAGCCGCCGACATCGCCCGTCACGCAGAACAGGACGAGTGGTCCGCTCGAGTGTGGGGCAAGCAGGAGCCGACACCCATCAACCGGCTGCGACTGTGCGATGCGTACCTCGCCCGCCTCACCATCCGCGAAGCCGACCGGGATGCCTGGGACCGGCTGCGTGATGCGGCTGCAGCTGCGCTGCGTGACGCCGACCCGAAGGAAGTCATCGGCGACCCGCACCTTGCCGGGATGGTCCGGCACCTGTTCGGCGAACGCGGCCTCGGTCGCCTGCGGGAGCGGTCCCGTGTCTGAGCTCGAGATCGCCCTCGGCGTACTGGCTGCGGTCTGGCTTGCGATGCTGGCCGGGGCGGTCATCCGCATCATCTGGATCTGCGTCCAAGAGGCCATGCGAAAATAAGTTGACATCAATTTAAATTGAGTTAACCTGATTCCGTACACACACAGGAGACGGACATGGAACTCGACGAATCGGATGGGAGGCGCACGCTGTCTGAGCGCGGCCTGCGCCCGGTCGCGGAGCTCGCCGCCGACCGCCCGCACGGGCATCGGTTGCGGTACCTCGCCGGGTGCCGGTGCTTCCACTGCCGCCGGTCGAACAGCGACTACGAGCGCGGACGTGCTGCAGCCAGAGCGGCGGGCGATTGGAACGGCATCGTGGACGCTGCCCCGGCGCGGCGGCACATCCTCGCGCTGTCCCGCAGGGGCGTCGGTCGCCGGATGGTAGCGGCGGCGTCGGATGTGGGGCTGTCGGTCATCGCCGACATCCGCACCGGCCGCAAGATGCGCATCCGTGCGCGGACCGAGCGCCGGATCTTGGCGGTGACACCGGCCTGCGCGGGCGACGCTGCGCTGGTCCCGGCCAAGCGGACATGGGAGCGGATTGCGTGGCTGCTCGATGAAGGCTTCACGAAGTCGCGCATCGCGCTCGAGCTCGGGCGCAAGACGCGGGCGCTGCAGCTGAATCGGGAATGGGTGACGGCGCGGAACGCCGCTGCCGTCGAGGCATTGGTGCGGAGGTACCAGGCATGACCATCGAACTCGACGACTGGGACAAGGCGTGGCTGGCCCAGCAGCACACGCCGGAGGAGTGGCGGCGGGAGTGCGAGTCTGCCCTGCTGCGCTGCGCGGCGTACTCGGCCCGCATCGATCGGCTCGAGGCCGAGCTCGAGCAGCTGCGCGGGCAGCGTGCCGGGTGCGCTTACCCCAACTGCCTGGACGGCGGCGGGCGGTGTCACGCGATGTTCAAGGGCGAGTGTGCGGGACCTAATCAGAGGAGGACGACGACATGAGCACGATCGACGACGGCGGGCAGGCGTTTCCGGCAGGGAATCCGACGCACGGCGGTCACGAAGGCATGACCCTGCGCGACTGGTTCGCGGGGCAGGCGTTGGCGGGAATAATCAGCACTTGTGACGCTAAAAGCGAGGGGTCACAGGCAATCAAACCAATTGCCGCAGCCGCCTACGACTTTGCCGACGCCATGCTTCGGGCGCGGGAGGTGAAGCCGTGACAACTGAACACAATGCCGGGCCGCTGCACTATCCCGAAGCCCTGAGTCTGGCTGATTACCTTGACCTGCCTCATGTCGGGCAACACAGGTCTGCCGCCGAACTGCGCCGCCAGCATGAGGTTATCGCGGAAATGTTGGAGGCGTTGAAGGCGCTGACGGTAGCCGTGACATTTGCAGACCCGCCGAAGGAGTTTAACGGCGTTCTATGCCATGAGGCGCGCGTGCCTGTTGGGTTTGTGGATGCAGCCCGCGCCGCCATCGCAAAGGCTGAGGGGGTGAAGCCGCCACAGGTCGAGGGCTACAACACCAACCGCGACCAGCCGACCGTTACGATCAAGGAGGTGAAGCCGTGACGACGAAACTTGCCGAGATGTGGGCGGCGCTGGAGGCGCACAAGCCTGCGCCAGAGTATGCCGATGCGTGGGCGACGATGTGCCGGGAGCGGACGATTGGCGCGGCGAACGACGCCGAGGGAGCCGCGATGCTGGCAGAGAACGGCGATGCGGAAGTCGCGGCGTGGCTTGCGGCGAACGCGCTTCGCGCCACGAGGGATGCGAACGATTGGGCCTTAAGAGCCATCGACGCGATCAAGGAGGTGAAGCCGTGAGCCACATCACCCTGCCCCGCGCTGTGGTTGAGCAGATACGGGAGGCTTGGAGTTCAGAGATTTACCCGCCAGCAGCATCGATTGAATGGTACGACATTATGGACGCCCTCCGCACCGCCCTCGACGCCGCGCTCGCGGAGCCGGAGCAGAAGCCGGAGCCTGTGGCGTGGCTCATTTGGCTTTACGGTTCACAGGCGGCGTATCTAAACAAGCAAGAGGCAGAACTGGAGTTTGCCAGTAGAAGCCGCGATTACCCTCACCCCCACCGCAAAATAGTTCCGCTCTACACGACCCCACCGCAGCCGGACGCCATCGCCCGAGCGGTGGAGGCGGCTGTCAAGGAGTGCGTCACGATCTGCGAGCGGCAGCGAGCGAAGATACTGAAAAACCCCGTCGACCCAAGTTGGACGGAGCATCTGGCAGAGGTGCAGTCCGCAATGAAGCAGCGATTCGGCGTCGAGATGGGCTACCCCATTCCCCCGGAGCCGGAGCACATCCATACCTGCCCCCCCGACTGCCAGAAGCCGTTGTGCGTGAACCGGCGGCGCGAGGTGGCGGCAGCGGTTGAGGCCGAGCGGGAGGCGTGTGCGAAGATTGCCGACAGCGAGATAAAAAACACCGCTATCTTGACGGTCTATCCCGGCAAGTCTGCCGCAGCATGGGACATTGCTAACGCCATCCGTGCGAGGGGGAGCAAATGAGCGAGCGCATGAGGCTGCTGCGTCTGCTGCGAGAGCGGCACGATCTGCTGCGCGACGTGCGCGACGCCCTGCGGCGGCTCGACCCCGCCTGGTGCGTGCTTCACGGGAAGGAGCAGCTGGCCGAATGGGAGCTCGACGACCTTCTCGAGCGCGTAGAAGACACCGTAGAGGAGAGCGAAGATGCAAACCGTGACTAAGTGGCTGGCCGTGGCCGTGCTGATGGTTTCGACGGCGTGGGCGAAAGAGCCGCCGATGCTGATCGGCACCGTCGAGAACAAGGCGGGCGGGCAGATCATGTTCACGAGCCGCCCTTGCCCGCGTGAGAAGGACAAGCGGTTTGTGTTCATCCGCGACCAAGGTGGTCAGGTCAGTGCGGCGGGCTGCTGGGTCTACAAGGACAAGCTTTTCTGGGTGTTCTGGTCTGACGGCGACGTCTTCAGCTACGACCTGGACGCCTTCGAACCGACGCCAGACTTCGAGGCCTACCTCGAGACGCTTGAAGGGGTGCAGTCGTGATCGGGGACCGCGTGGCCGAGCTCGCGACCCGCGCTGTGGTCATCTGCGCGGTGGTGGCGGTCGCCGTCTGGCTGGTGCTGTGATGGAGAAGCCGCCCGACTTCGACGGTCTTTTCCGGCTGCTGCGGGACGCCGCGATCGTGCTCCTCGGCATCCTGCTGTTTTTCGCCATGCTCGTAGAGGTGATGTCGTGAAGCGCAGTGCAGGCAGGCCCCCATCGGTGACGCTGGCGCAGTACCAGCGGGTCCTCGATGTGAAGGCGGCTCGTGCGATGCTGCCGACGAACAAGGAACTCGCCCGTGAGCTCGGGGTTCCGGTGAGCACCATCCACGGCATAATCAATCGCGGGCTAAAGGTCTACCACCAGAGGG